CAGATAACAACAATTCTTTGGTTATCAATCTTTACGATTATGCGAATACTTCTGCATTTAAGTTAATAGATACACAAATAGCTTATAAGAATGTGGATAATGTTCGTGAATTAACAAAATCAGGGGGGGTACGCATGCGCTCTAAAAAAACGCCCTGTGAGCGTGAGCCCTTCTTACTGTTGCATGGCTTACAACACGACACCATGTTCTCCATAGTGATGGCTAACTCCGGTGCTTTGCTTACTGGAATGATGTGATCAATGGTCATGTCCTTGCCCTCGTATCCACAGTAGAAGCAAGTCCATCCATCCTGTGCTAACTTCTTTAGCCTTACCTCTTTGTACTTCCTACTAAGTCTAGGGTCATTGCGCTTTGTACTCATTGCCAACCCTTAGCTCTTAGATGCTTTAATGCATTACACATATCAGGTTCATCATACTCTGTTATGCCATACCTAGATGATACATAAGTCCAATACCAATAGAACTGCACATCATCAGGCTTGCCTTTGACATAGGTAGTTCTGCCTTGGTAGTAACCATGATGTGATCCATTAACTGCATATCTATTAAACCTAGATTCTCTATACACAATAGCGTTATGACAGGCTTCTTGCTTCTCTGTCAGTTGTATATCAGCTAATTGTCTAACACTATGAATAGGACTTATTGAGCCATTGTCTGCTGCCGACATCGGTATAGACATAGATATCCCGATAACGAGGGCTACCCCCCGAGCTACGCGGCGGCGGCTCGGAGTGAGCCCTTGATGGGCTCTAGCCTGTAGAGTACCAGCCCTGTCAAGCATGTGGATAACATGGGCGTGGCGTAAGCGTGTAAGTAACTTATCGTCACACTTATACACAGGTTGTGCATAACTACTTGTCTGTTGAATAGAATCCTGTGCCGGTAAAGTGTACGGAAACAGAACTGTAAATCTTGCGCATAGGCGAGCCGCAAAACGGGCAATCAAGGTCATGTGGTTCATTGATACTTAGCTCCTTGTCATATCTGGCGTTAGCCTCGCATAACTCGTTATCACACTCAAACTCATAGATTGGCATTAGTGCATGTCCTGCATGGGACTTCCTTTAACTTCCACGATCCACATGATGTGCAACGTTCAGGCTCTAATTGTACTGAATCTTTATGAATATCTCCGTAAATTGGAAGCAATAGTTGAACCAGGTCTTGAAACCGCATGAAAGCAAGATACTGGGAAGCATCTTCACCCTGTCCATTCATGCGGCACACCACGGCGCTAAGCTCTTTGCCTTGCGACCTTTTCTCGACCTGCTTCAACCATGCTAAAGGCTGGAAATCGCTTCTTGCCTTGACCTCAATGTCGAACGGGACATTGTGTATGTCTTTTCCAGCCCCTCGACCAATGCTTGCGTTTCTCCACCATAGCGATAAGTAGGCTGCAACCACTCGCTCGGTACGAAAGCCTCGGTCTTTTCTGTGACGCGTCATGCACGTCCAGCAGAGTTAATTGTGCTACATTTTTCGCAAGTCCAGGTCTCCCGTAGATAGCGATCTCTTATCTGTTGCCTGTTAGGGAATTGATTACACAACTGGCATATTAACTTGTAGCCAAGTTCTTCAATCAGCTCTGCATTAGCTCTAAGATTGGCTTCTTGCTCTGCGTTAGGGAATGTCTCCCATTCACCATCTTGGTTTAAAAACTGTAGGTGTCCCATCAGCGTTTCACCTGTGGTTTCCATTGTCCGGTTTCTTTGTCAATCTCGTACCAGATAGGCTCGCAACGTTCTGCATCACCCATTATTTGTGCTACACATTTCCAATGACCCCAAGGCTTACCCACTTTGCTAGTACCAGTTTTCCAAACTCTTGCTCCATGAATACAGCTCTCGTCCGGCGTTGTGCCACCAAGTGAGGATTTCACCATCTCGACTGCACTCTCTAAAGTCTGGGCTTGCTGTGCTGGTGCGATAGTCCACGGATCATCTGCCTTTGCTACTGGAATGTACTCGTTAGATGTTTGTGCCATCTTAGCCTTTACTTCATCGATGCTAGCCTTTACTTTAGACTGCTCTTGAACTTTCGCCATTTCTTCTCTACTTGGGCGTTTTCCCTTTGTTGCATAACCAGCACTAGCCAGCGCACGACCAATCGCAGACGTCTCACAGTTTTCGAGAGCCGAAGTAGCATTGACTCCACGCCCCGATATCGTTTCTTCTGCGAGCCCAGCTGCCCAAGGGTATTGATCAACTTCAGTTCTGTATATATAAGCCTGAACGATAAACCGCGTAGCACTCGCATCAACCAACTTTGTGTCAATTCTGCCATCAGGATGTTCCTTCCAGAACTTAATTAGTCGTTCTTCTACTGTCTCGTAATCGTCTAGGTTAAACATAGAGTTCATTCTCCTCTGTGTGCAGCTGTGCCGCTATTGCGACGTACGCTGTGAGATCGACGTAAGTGTCTGTCTTTGCAGTTTCCATGCTTCTTGCGACTTTGACCAATGCCATACACATCGCCACCTGATAATCTGTAATTGGCATTTCGAGGTATGAGCTCCAGAGTGCGGCTGTTCGCTGCATATTGTCTTGAGGGTGTCCGTAATCAAGTCCTCTGTCCTGGATTGTAGCTCTCGCTTCGTTGAGGTAGTCACGGGCGTTCATCGATTAACCTTGTGCTGTTCCATCTGACGTGTCAGGCGGCGATAAGACTGGCGCGCTTGCTTTAGCCCGTTCTCATGCCCCTTCATGTAGCCAAACAGGAAGCCAGGCAAAGCGCCTACTAACATGGAGAATATAACTATGTGATCGTGATTCATTTTTAGCCCTTCTGTTATCCGTGTCTCGGAAACACCAGAAGTATTACAGCAGGATTATCTGACACCCGCCATGTTTAGGTAACGAAACGATAACGATTTCATCCACAGTCTCATCGCCGAAGTCTGGTCTAGCGAACCCTTCCATAGACCTTGCCCTGGACTATAAACGTGCCGTTCTTCTCAATGTTAATAATGTCCACCTGGACGCTTGAGCCATGCACATACATGATGGCAAAGGCTTGCTGCCAATTAGCCGTTCCCTTGGTGTATCTAGCCTGTTTGAAGTCCATGAGATTACCTACCTCAACTCCATGTAAAACACGCCCTAAACGCCCTCCAGAGGCTTCTGTGAAGGCGCTACGCCCTGCCCTATGAGTATGTCCAGAGATGACGTTCTTGCCATGCCTACGGGCTGCCTCAAGGGCTGATAGACCGCCCTGTTGCTTGATGGGTGTGTGGTCTCCATGTACTGCAATCCAGCCTGGAGCAATGGGCATTGGGTTCTTGTGAAAGGTTATGCCTAGCTCGTCGAACTTCATAAACTTTTCGAAGCGCAGCTCCGGCAAGGATAGGAAGGATGGAATCTTGCGCATGATGACGTTGTATAAACGATCCGTGTGGTTGCTTCTTATACAGTCGCTGACGCCTAGTTCCCAAAGAAGCTCGACGCATCGGTCTCTGTCATCGCCTAGGCTCTGTGAGTATTCCTCGGGTGTGCCTTGCGACCACTTGCTTATAGTCTGGAAGTCAATCTCGTCACCTATCGTGACTGTTTGGTCTGGCTTAAAAGTGCCTAGAAACTTGGCAATGTTACGGACTACATGCACGTCCTCGAAAGGCACTTGCAAGTCCGAGAGTATTACGATCTTCTTAATCGTCATCCTCGTCATCGTAGGGAATGTTGTCTATGCGATTGGGAAGGCTAGGCAGAATCCAGTCAGGATAAATGTCCTTGTCCACAATCAAGCCCATGGCTATGTCTGACCTAAAGCCAGCACGAATCAAAGCTCTGTACATTTCATGCAGGGATATTGCCCAAGCATCTAACTCGTTGTAAGTGTCTAGGTCTATGACCTTTTTCTTAGCCATAGGATAAGTGTTACTTACCTAACAGTTCAATGATTGTATCGACACGCGCTTCTAATCGATTAACCTGATCCTTTATGGATGAGCCGCCGTTAGGCGTAACTTCTGATAAATAGTGCTTAATCATGAACTGGACATAAGCTGCAACGCCGCCAAGGATTGAGAGAATAGCGACTGATAATGCCGCGTAGTCCTGTGCGGTCATCGTTTAGGCGATGCGTACCCGAATACGCCAGCGACAACTGCGCCCAAGATTGCACGATAGTCAAGTGAGAAGTTAGAGGTAGTTCCCCATACTGCTAGGAACGCTCCTACTGAAAGGATTGCTGGGTGCTTCATGTTCATGCTGTGCCGCCTATCATTGGGATATTAAAGAACGAGCTATCTGCATCGCCCTTCTTAGTGAAAGAGATATGGCAATGCTTAGTGTGCGGATTGATTCCAGAATACTTGCGCCAGCGCCACCCCATGCGAGGGGAAGCAATCTTGCCCGCGAAGATGATG